GTCCTTTTCCTGACTTGCAAGCTGAGAACTTCCGCGACCTCTACCTCCTACGGGAGCTCTTGAGGAAGTACCAGGGGTTTAAGCTGGGTGTCAACACCAGAGAGGCCGCCCTCCGTACCTTTTACGAGGACGAGGCGACCAATGCCCGAACGAATGACCGTCTGCTCAGCAGGCCCCCAGCGGGGGCTATAGCTCAGGTGCTCAACCTGAGTCGAAAGAAAGCTGCTGAGATTCTCGGACGGTTTGACGAACGGGAGTTCTGGGATGGGTGGCGTTTTGGCCCGCACAGCACCTTGTTCATGAAACGCGAAGAAGCGTCCGTCGACAAGAAGCTTACTATGCGGAGACCCTCTGTAACCGCCCGTGCCTATGGTCTTGGCAAGGAACTTCTATCCATGAATGCCTTTTGGGCGTCAGAGATGGGAGGCGAAGTCGGCAGCGTCCGCTGCATTGACCTGGCAAGCTCGCTGCAAGTATGCGAGTGGGAACGGTGGGATAGCGTTACTAAGAACGCGCTGACTGATCGCGGAATCGGGGTCCCTCCCGAGGTAAATGTCGTCCTCCAGCTTTCTGCTGGCCGGATGATGCGACGTCGTTTGTTTGATTTTGGGATAAATCTCAACGACCAGTCAATCAACCAGGAGCGTGCCCGCCTGGGCAGCATCCATGGACAAATAGCCACCGTTGACGTGAGAAGCGCAAGCCAATCCGTCACTTGCGGTCTAGTGTATAACCAGTTGGGGTCTCAATCCCATCGGGAGCTAGATTGGCGATGGTATGCAGTGCTTGATGCATTGCGTAGTCCATACACAATGGTTGGTAAGGAACTGCACGAGAACGAGCTATTCTCCGCAATGGGGAACGGCTACACGTTCGAGCTTGAGTCGTTGTTGTTCTACACGCTCTCGCATTCGTGTTGCGTCCACTTAGGTCTCCACCCCGATGTTACCGTCTATGGTGACGACATCATTCTGCCATCCGAGGCAGTACCGCTGCTCATCGAAGTATTCGAGCATTGCGGATTCCGCATCAATACGGATAAGTCGCACTATAATACAACCGGTCGCTTCTTCCGCGAAAGTTGCGGCGCGCACTGGTTGGACGGGGTGGACGTGACTCCTCTCTACGTTGATACGCCGCTGGAAACCCCAGCGTCCATCATCCTCCTGGCCAATAATCTCATACGCTGGGCTAAGTTGCCTGGCGCGAGGGATGGCAGGATTTTCCCTGTTCTTGTGTGGGTCCTTTCACACTTGGGCGAGGGGTATCTCTCCTGTGGAATTCCTTTGGGAGAGGGAAATGATGGGGTCATCCTATCATGGGAAGAAGCGTGTCCATCGCCTGTCTATCTCAGGGGGAAAACCCGGCTGCTGCGAACCCATATCGGGTACAAAGCGAACACCGTGGCTTTCGAAGCCCGGCCCCGGTCCCTCGAGGATTATGATAGGTACCTACGTTGGCAATATCACGCGTCGGGTAAGAGCGGGTTCAGACCTCCGGCCGCGCCTAAGTTGGGCGGTCGCGTCTTCCGTTCTGTATACCCCTACGTGTTGGTGGAGCCTTCGCTAAGAACCGTGCCTGATCCCGCCACTAGCAAAGGCGTTCAGGTAGACACACGGTTTGGTACGAGAGTAGTCACCTCCTGGCCTTGTCTAGGCCCATGGGTCTGTGATGATGGGACGTCAATTGATGTGACACCTGCGTTAGGAGCCGCCCTATTGAGGGGCTCCCACTCCACCTGGCTGCCCCCCGTGGGGGCCAGGAATCGTGGAGAGAAGAAACGCAAGGCTGCACGGACTAAGACGCCCAGATAGCCGCACACTTTTGGGGGTTATTATTTCCCCACCCCGTACCTG